GCTTTCAGCTGCCCACTGAAGGACACCACCAGTAGAAGCTTTTAAAATATAACCTGATGTTGGTGTAGAACCCGGTAGTGTAAGCGTAAAGTTAGAGGGAACAGTTGCGACGGTAATCGTAAGGTTTTTAGCGTTTGTAAATTTCAGTCCAGTTGGTGTTAAAGTTGGGCCGCCTATCGCACCAACCTCAGATGTTCCTCTTATGGTACCTCCAGTTATACTAGTTCCACTAAGTGAGCTTGTAAAAACACCAGTGGTTGCAGTAACTGTTGTGAATGCACCGGTTGTTGCTGCTAATGAATTAATTGTTTGACCAGTAACTACGTTTAAACCGGTTAGTGTTGCATTATCACCTATGGCTCCATTGTCTACCCAGCTTAACTGTCCGGCTGCGTTGGTTGAAAGTACATATCCAGAGGTGCCATCAGCACGAGGCAGGTAGTAAGTAACGGAAGGAGCTATTGTTCCTCCAGTAGTAGTTCCGGCGCTTAAACTAATTATTCCTGTGCTGTTTTCGTCTGCGGGATACTGGAATCCTTGTGTAGCATTTTGTTTAACAAGCAGTTGTTCTGGCGTTAATTCGGTAGAAGCTGTAGAAACTGTTCCGCCACTAATAGTACTTGTTGCATAAACATTTGCGCCACTAATGATACCTGTTGCATAGATATTGCCACCAGTAACAGTTGCTCCGCTAACTGTAGTGAATGCTGCAGTAGTGCCGACGGTTGTAGTACCTGTTAAGGAAGTAAACGTACCGGTTGTTGCAGCTAATGAGTTAGCTGTTTGAGTAGTAACTACGTTTAAACCGCTTAGTGTTGCATTATCACCAAGTGTGCTCTCAGCTGCCCATTCGAGGGCACCACCGCTAGAAGCTTTTAAAATATAACCTGATGTTGGTGAAGAACCTGGGAACGTAAGCGTAAAGTTACCGCCAACGTTTGCTACTGCAATTGTAAAATCTTTGCCGTTTTTAATCGTAACTCCAGTGCTGCTTAACTGACTGAAGGCCGATGCTGATCCGCCCTGAACGGTTTGTGATGCATAAACAAATGATCCAGTAACAGTTGTTCCGCTAACTGTAGTGAACGCTGCGGTAGTGCCGACAGTTGTAGTACCTGTTAAGGAAGTAAACGTACCGGTTGTAGCAGCTAATGAGTTAGCTGTTTGAGTAGTAACTACGTTTAAACCACTTAACGTTGCATTATCACCTATGGCTCCATTGTCTACCCAACTTAACTGTCCGGCTGCGTTGGTTGAAAGTACATATCCAGAGGTGCCATCAGCACGAGGCAGGTAGTAAGTAACGGAAGGAGCTACTGTTCCTCCAGTAGTAGTTCCGACGCTTAAACTAACTGTTCCTGTGCTGCTTTCAGCTGCGGGATATTGGAATCCTTGTGTAGCATTTTGTTTAATACTCAGTTGTTCTGCAGTTAATTCGACAGCAGCTGTAGAAACTGAATTGCCACTAATAGTACCTGTTGCATAAACTGTTCCGCCACTAATAGTACTTTCTGCATAAACTGTTCCGCCACTAATGGTACCTGTTGCATAGATATTGCCACCAGTAACAGTTGCTCCGCTAACTGTAGTGAACGCTGCGGTAGTGCCGACAGTTGTAGTACCTGTTAAGGAGGTAAACGTACCGGTTGTTGCGGCTAATGAGTTAGCTGTTTCACTAGTAACTACGTTTAAACCGGTTAGTGTTGCGTCGTTCCCAATCGAGCTTTCAGCCGCCCATTCAAGGACACCACCAGTAGAAGCTTTTAAAATATAACCTGATGTTGGCGCAGAACCCGGTAGTGTAAGCGTAAAGTTATTGCCAACGTTTGCTACTGCAATTGTAAGATCTTTTCCATTTTTGATGCCAAGTCCAGCTGTCGTCAACGATGCCCCAGTGCTTCCATTGCTAGCCTGAACGGTTTGTGATGCATAAATAAATAATCCGGTTACAGTTGATCCGCTAACTGTGTTTGTAAAAACACCAGTAGTAAAAGTTGCGGTAACACCTGTAGTTGTAGTGCCTGTTAACGATGTAAAGGTGCCAGTGTTTGCAGCTAATGAGTTAGCTGTTGCATTAGTAACTACGTTTAAACCAGTTAGTGTTGCGTTAGCAGCTACAGTTCCATTGTCTACCCAACTTAATTGTCCAGCTGCATCAGTTGAAAGTACATATCCAGACGTACCGTCTGTACGCGGTAAATAATAAGTAACCGAAGGAGCTATTGTTCCCCCAGTACTTGTTCCTGCGCTTAAACTAACTAATCCTGTGCTGTTTTCATTTGCGGGGTAACGGAAATTTTGTACACCTGCCTCTTCAACATTTCCGGTGGTGTACGTAAATGTAGTTGCTGTTGCTGTTGTTGAAGTTAAACCAGTAATTGTTCCGGTTGAACTAAATAAAGATGTAATAGTACCAGTTGTAGCAGCTAAACCAGTAATCGTACCCGTACTTAACGTACCAGTAGCGATGTCAGCATTGGTCGAAGTTAAACCAGTAATTGTACCCGTAGTAAAGGTACCGGTTGCTGCAGTAAGAGTTAAAGCACCTCCCTCAGTAGCGCTAATATTATTTGTAGCTAGCCCTGTAATGGTTCCTGTTGATGCGGTAAAGCTGTTAGAACTTAAACCGCTAACAAAAGTACCGCTCGTGGCATAAACATGTGAGTAAACATTACCCTGAGTATCATGAATACCAGAAACAAAACTAAAACTTTGTAGGTTGACTCCAGTTAAAGCTTCGCCACTACCGGGTGCTGCACTATCTGTTTTCCAGTAAAGAATACCTGCGCCATCTGTAGCAAGTAGTTGACCACTTGTTCCGTCACCAGATGGGGTAGTAAATTCTTGACTATTTCCTTGTCCTAAGGCGACTGGCGTTTTAAAACGCATGTAGCCGCCTGCCCCGTCATAAACTCCTAAGGTTCCTGTTGCGGCAACATTTACACCACTAGCAAATTGTGCGGTGGTAGTTACATGTAAGTTATTGCCAGTAACAGTATTTCCACTGATTGTCGTTAAACTTGCAGTTCCAGTAACACCTAAGGTTCCGAAGTTACCTGATACTCCATTAAATACTCCACCTGTAACGGTGGCGCCACTAAGCAAAGTATAGATACCAGTTGTTGCAGTAATTGTTAAATCAGTTGCTTCAATTGCTGCGATTGTCGTAGCAGCTAAACCAGTAACTGTACCTGTTCCAAAGATACCCGTTGCAGCGTTAACGCGATCACCTGTAATTAATAATGATGTTCCTGCTCCTGTTGGTTTATTAATAGTCGATGCGTAAAAACTGCCTACTGTACCGCTTGTAAAATTAACAGTTGTTCCGGTAGTTGTTGTGCCAGATAAATAAGTAAAAACGCCAGTGTCACACGTTGCTGTAACAAAATTTCCTGCAGTACCAGTAAAGGTTGCTGCGCTAGCGCCGCTAGTAATCGCTAATGTATTTCCGCTAATGCTTCCCGTAGTATTTAAGCTTCCTCCAGATACTTCTCCAGTTGTTGCAATGCCAGAAGAAGTGTCTGGAATAGACGAGATTTCTACCGTTACATCTCCTGCACCGGTATCATAAACAATCTGATTGGCTTTTACCTTACCGTAGGCCATTTTTACACGTCTTTTTTATTTTCTTATTATAGGACTATAATATTCCCCACACAGAACCACTTGGAATTGTAATTACAACCCCAGGGTTAATGTCTACTGGCCCCATGGAAAGTCCGTTAAAACCTGATTTAATTGTTAAACTTTCTGATAATTGATATTTATTTTCAAAAATTGCGGCTCCGGCCATTTGTTCTGTGAACATACCTGACACGCCAGATACATATCCAGAGGCCTCAACATTACCTGTCGTTGTTTCGGTAAAGTTGGCTATGTCAAAGTTACCGGTAACAGCAGTAACTGTTACGCATTCAATAGTTGTTCCTGTAATAAAAGCACCAGAAACTCTTGACGTAAATGTCCCGCTGGCACCTAAATGAATTGGACCACTAATCGTTCCGGTTGTGCCTGTTGCTTCGATTACAGTTGATTCAACCTTGGTATCTGCAGTTACGTATTGAAAACCAGCGCGTTCACCGCTGACATTCTGACCAGAAATTAATGAGTTTTGTCCTGTAAATAAACCAGTAGCTCCAGTAATTGTTGTGAATGCACCGGTAACAGCTGTAAATGTAGTTGTTGTAAATGTATCGAATGCTCCTGAAGTAGCGTCAACAATAGCAAATTGTCCTGTTCCGCCTGTGATTACAGCCCCACTTAAACTTGTAAAGGTACCGGTTGTAAAGTTACCTGTTACAACATTTAAAGTAGTGCCAGATAGCGTCGTAAATGTCCCTGAAGTCCCATTTAAATTGGCAAACTGACCTGTTGCACCTGTAATTGTGGTTCCGCTAATTGCTGTACCGGTAAGGTTAGTAAACGTACCCCCTGTTGCATAAATATTAGAAACACCTGTAATAGTGGTTGCAGTTAAACCAGTAATTGTGCCGGTTGCAAATATTCCAGTAGTACCTAATACCCTTGTACCAGAAACACTTTGAGTAAATACACCAGTTGATCCTGTAACGGTTGTTCCAGAAAGTAAAACAAACGTACCAGTGACTGCGTTAACTCTGGTTGCATTGACAATATCTCCTGTTATTGTCGCGCCTGAAACAGTACCGATAAAAGTACTGTCTGTTCCAGCTATGTTGGTAAAGTTTCCAGAAATGCCAGAAACAACTCCACTAGGAACCGTTAAATTCCCATTGATTGTTGCGTTTTGCCTAACAAGTAAATCGCCCGATGATTCAATGTTACCTGTTGTGCTAAAAGAAGGAAGTGCAAGAGTGTTTGTAAACGTGCCTGTTTCAGCTGTAATTGATGTAAAGCTACCCACATTGCCTGTGATGGTAGCCCCAGACAGTTGAGCTGTATAAACACCAGAAACACCCGTGATATCTCCGCCAACGAGAGTAGTGCCACTAAAATATGTAGCCGTACCTGTTCCAAAGTTTCCACTGCCTACATTAACGTTTGAAAAATTTCCGTTTTGTCCGGTTACAGTTGCACCTGATAAAACTGTAGTAAATACACCTGAAACCCCACTAAATGTAGTGCCTTTTATAAAGTTACCTGTTACTGTAGCTCCAGATAAATTTGAAGTAAAAACACCAGAAGCACCTGTAATTGAAGTAGCTCTAATAGCATCTCCAGTAACAACAGCTCCTGAAAGACTAGTAGTAAATACACCTGAATCTGCTGTAAGTAAAGGTGTCGTTATTGCTCCACCAGTAATTGTTGTGCCCGATAAAGCCGCAAAGTTTCCAGTCGTTCCTGTAACAGTTGTAAAACTTCCTACTGGACCTGATACAGTAGCTCCACTAACTAATGTAAATACACCTGTTGCGAATTGAGCAGTAGTTCCAGTTACAGTAGTTCCTTGAATGGTTGTACCTGTAACCGTATTACCGATTACTTTGGTAAAAGTACCCGTTCCAATTGTCGCTGTATTACCACTAAGGTCTAAAATGTTGCCCGAATCAAGCTGACTTAAAGTTGTAACAGTTAAGTTTGAATAGCTACCGCTTGACGCATTAATATTTGTTGCCGTAATTGTACCGCCTGAAACGGTAGATTCAAATACGACAGAGCCACTAAAAGTGCTTGCTCCAGATACAAAAACAGTGCCAAAAGTACCTGTTCCAGAAGCGGTAATATTTGTCGGAGTGAAATCTCCTTCCACGCTTAAGTCACCTGTAATGGTGACAGATCCGCTTAAGGTTCCTCCTGTTACAGAATAGTAATATCCGTTAAAGTACTGCTTAGTACTATTAATTGTTAATTTTTTATTTTTTAAACCTGGATCAACTTCTCCTACGTCAACGATAGTTAACAGATCGGCATCGGCAATCTGCTCCGGGCCTAACGCTGGTAAATCTGTAATTTTTCTGTTGGCCACCTATAAGATCCCATACCTATATATTGAATTATAGGTGGCCTAAATTTGCTTATTTTACTTTAATTTCTAATCTTGGCAAGTGATTAGACAATGCGCTAAATACAAATTGTCCACCTGAAACCAAGATTAAACTGATTGCAAAAACTACAATCATTTCTGCAATAGTAAGATTTCTTCGTACATAAATAACTTCTGGTGCCGATTCTTGTACAAATTGCTGTACAGGTTGCGGTGCAAAATTAGGGAGTGTTGGTAATTGCGAAGCAGATCTTTGTGGTGGAGTTTGTTGCATTTGATATTGATTTTGCGCTAAAGTTTGATGAATAGCAAGTTCTCTTGCTTGTCGTTTTAAGGACTCAATATCTACTCCAGCAAAAGGTGGAGCTTCTTGCATAGGAACCTGAGGCGGCCTCATTTCAAGGCCAGGGTTTTGAAGTTGTGTTTTTTGTGGGTCTTGAGCAGCAGAGTCCATAAAATGACTTTTTTTCTACATTAGCAGTTTACTAAACAATTTGATGAGTCACGGAATTCGTAAAGGTTTAGAAGATATTGCATGGGAGCTTAAAGGTATTAAAAACATTTTGGCTTCTTTTTGGCAAAGTCAACAAGATGTTAATTCTTCCTTAAACCCCCAGGCTTTTTCTGATGAATACATTTCTACTGAAGAATGTGCTAGGCGTTTAGGTGTTTCTGATCAAACAATTAGAAATTGGATGGCTGTTGGCAGAAAAGATCCTACCCGTGGTTGGAAAGAAGGTTTGCATTATGTCAACGTTTGTCCAGACGAAGGCAGGAAAGCAGTAATACGTATTCCTTGGAACCACCTCGTTCAGTCGTTTTCGCGAAACAAACCTCTTCAGCTTTCAGATTATAGAAAAGATAAGAGCACAATGTATCAGAAAAAAGCTTTTGATGTGCTGGAATAATAATGTCGTACAGATTCGCTAAAGTGAATATTCACATTATTACTTTAAGTAATTATCAAGAGTTTTTGCCTGCGTCTTTGGCTAAACAGGTAGAAATGTTTTTACCTCCTGAAGGTTCTTTTGACGATAGCTGCTTAAAACGATATTTAGAAATTGTTCGTCAATACGAAGAAGAGGACGAAAATTCTAATATGACTTTGGCAAATCGTTTAAGATTAGCATTTAAAGATATGCAGCCAGATACAATTTGTGGCAAGTTTCCCAATGCTGAGCTACCACTTAAGCGTCGCTTGCGTTGCGTTGCTGAATACTTGATACGTTCTGGAGAATTTGATAAAGTAAAAAACGAACAGGGAAAACTTGTAAAGAAAAAAGGTATATTAGGAAAAATGGTTGTAATTTATAAACCATTACCTAAAATGCTTCAATCTTTAAGTAAACAAGATTTATTAAACCATGGGACGTAGAGAAAAACTTATCAGTTCTGTTATCGGACCTGAGATGGATGACACCAAAGTCAAAATGCTAGACGCTACTTTGCGTTTAATTCTTGGTGATATGGGAGAGCAATATGTTAAATTCTGGGATGCTGAAGGTCCTGGTGTTCTTTGTTTTCAACCTCAAGCTGACCGAGCTGTTTTCTATTTGACAATTCCGGAGCTACATGCAGCTCAACGTGCAAGCGAATCTGATGGTGATAAAGACCTTGCAGAAACTATGAACACAATCATAGAAGCTGCTCAAAAAATTAATCCAAAAGAAAAAGCAGGTTACATCATTAACGATGAATCTGGAATTCGCTATATTGAAATTGATTACAATCAAATGTCTGACTCGTAATGTCCCAGGTAGGTGCTGGTAAGCATAGAGAAGACTTTGAATTAATTACAAATTATGATTTGGTTTCCTCTGCTCATGCTTTGATGGGGGAGATAGATCTTGACGTTGCTAGCTCAAAAGTTGCTAATTCATATGTCGAAGCATCTAATTTTTACACGCCTACAGATGACGGTTTAAATGCACAGGAATGGTATGGAAGCGTCTATCTTTTTCCTCCCAGTGGTACCTATTTCTGGGATAAAACAAATGAGAAATGGAAAATGACACGGGCGTCATCTCCAACTCTTACATCATCTCATGCTGTTTGGTTTCGTAAACTATATAAAGCTTGGTGGAATAAAGAAATAAAACAGGGTCTTTTCTTTTCAAACTGTCCCGATATGATCCGGTACGAACAAAAAATTTTTGATTTTCCAGTTTGTATTTTGCGTACAGCTCCTATTTTGATGCGTCACAGTAGCACAGGAATTCAAGAACACAAGACATGCACATCTCTTGTCGTTTATTTGCCAGAGGATGGCGATCGAGTACAGGATTTTGTCGACATTTATTCTGAAAAAGGTCGAGTTATCTGTTAGATTTTTAGGACCAACAAAAACAATATGTCGATTCTTGCGGACTGGCAGATTAGAGATCTCGCGGTAAATCAGGAGATGATTTCTCCTTTTACTGAATCAGTCGTTCGTGAAGAAGAAGGACGCAAGATTTTAAGTTATGGTCTTGGTTCCTATGGGTATGATATTCGTCTATCTCCGGAGCAATGTCTTATTTTTGGTCGGATCCAGGCTGGTGACTGTGACCCTAAAAATTTTGACCCAGACATCCTTCATCCTGCAGGACTCTTAGAGGATGAGCGAGGTAAATATTTTCTTCTACCTCCTTATGGTTATTGTCTGGGAGTTGCTCAGGAACGTTTAAAGCTTCCTCGTAACGTTACTGTTGTTGCTGTTGGCAAATCAAGCTATGCACGTTCCGGTATCCTGGTAAACATTACACCAGCAGAGGCTGGCTGGGAAGGCTACCTAACTTTGGAAATTAGTAATTGTACTGGTTTGTTTAATCGTATTTATGCTAACGAGGGAATTACACAGCTTTTATTTTATGAAGGTGCTACGTGTTCCACCAGTTACAACGATCGTAACGGTAAATACCAATCACAACCGAAAGAAGTTGTGTTCCCTAAAGTTTAACCAAAAGGTCTTCCGAAATTAACTTTGGGTTTTCTTGCGTAGTTGGTTCCCCCAGCTCCAGGGTCTCCATATCCGGGGAACTTTAAACCAGGAATGATCGTTCCGTTAATTTGCCTTGCACTAATTGGAATTTCTCCGTTATTTTCGAATTCTTGTATCGCTTTTTGTCCTCTATATCGTCCTGCTGTTCTTGCCGCCTTAATGCGTTTTCCAAGTATCTGTTTAGTATTTAACCCACCCCGTTTAGCATAAATGCGATCTTCTTCGTCGACACGTCTTAAATCAGTGTCATATGCTTGTTCTGGATTTAAATCATTGTAGTCCGCCCCAGAACTACCCGGTAAACGTCTTTCGTCTTCTGTGGGACTAAATAAATTTGCCATAGTATTATTGTAATAGGGCCAAACCAAAAGTTTTAATACAATGTCTCATAACAACCCTGCATACTTTTTAGATGCTTTCGTTAAAGATGAAGTCGAGTGTCGTTGTTTAGATCTTTCAGATTTTGGACAACCTATCGCAAATGAAGAAAATGATGTACCCTTATATGATAATTACAACCGTGGATTAGTAGCATGCGAACAAGGGCTGGAGAGGAATCCCTTAAATCTGGAAGGCGGCTCGGAACGTCCGGGGATGACGGGTTACATTCCATCGATGGAGCAGTCGGTAGCAATGGGCGGCAAACCGATGGGCAAGGATCTAATTGTGATGCTGGAAGGTCCCTCGGAGGAGATGAAACGCCAGTCCGCCAAGCGCCGTGGTTTAGCCCGATAGAAGAAGATAGCGAAGGTGCTGTTAGCGATTGCCCAGGGGGGATTTGTCCTGTTCCCTGGGCTAAAGATTTAGAAGAAAAAAAAGAAGAAAAGCAATTTACTGCCAAAGAAAAACGACAGACTCTTTGGGATACTTATCTCAAAAAACACGCAGAAATTTGGGAAGAGTCTGATACGGTTAATCATCCTTCTCATTACACCGCTGGAAGTATTGAGTGCATTGAAGCCATTGAAGCGCAATTAACCACAGAAGAATATAAAGGGTACTTAAAAGGTAACGTCGCCAAATATTTGTGGAGAGAAAAACAGAAAGGGGGTACTGAGTCACTGTTAAAAGCCCAGTGGTATTTAAATCGTTTAATTGATTTGAATTAATCTCGTTGACGCCAGTCGTCCGTTTTTTCTTGAGAAAACCATTCTACAATGTCATCGGCGCTTTTAAAAGTAGCCCGATGATTTGTGGGGTCTGGGTCTCCTAGATCCAAGGCGTTCATAAAACCATCTAAACTGTCTTCAGTCATTTCTGGATTGCGTGCACGCCTGCGTGCTTTCCTTAAAATTTCCGCTGCAGACCTGTTTGCTTTTGCAAGTTTATCTGCCCAAATCATATCTTCTAGTTTTACTTCTTCTCCTTTTGCAATTCGATCGCAAACAAACTCAAGACGAAGTCGATACTCGGTTGACAGCATATATTTGTCCTATAAAAATCAAAAAGGCGAAATTAAATCATCATCATCATCGAACTCTAACCCGTCTGCTTGAAAAGACGAAGCTAGTTGCATCATTTCCATGTCGGTTGGTACGTCAAAATTTAATTCAATATCTTCATCTTGCAACAAACATTGGACAGCATGCCATTCCATAAGGCGTTGCTGATACAAATTCATAAGAGCAGAATACAGTTGCTCCCATGTCATTTCCTTGGCTGCCAGTTCAGCTTTTCGAACAGAAAACTGAAGTTCTAAAGGTACTTCAAAATCGCTTCGGTCTTCCATTCATTTGTTTCTACTGAATTTATTCTAATCGGAAATGTCAAATATCTGATCATATTCTGTAGAAGAGAACACGGGAAACGCATCAAAAGGACAAAACTCATTGGCAAATTCGGTTAACACGTAAGGGTTAATACTGTCTTCCAATTTTCTAATGGCTCTAATTTGGTGTGCTGCGGCAGAATAATTTCGGAATGCCGTCATTAAAATCTCTGTAGAGCGCCAGGGGTTTGCATTGATTTCTGAAAGAAATAAAATGGCTTCTTCTTTTCTCCTTTCTAAAAGACCGCCAATTACTTTATTGTCACAGTCAAAGATCCATCGATTCATGTCTTCGACAACTTCAGACCAGGTTTCCCTTTCAATTGCATCAATAATGCCGCTGTATAAAAAAGGTTCCCATCCAACAGAATGCACAAATGAAATCAAAGCCTGGCGCATCGCAGGATCAATTTGGATATCTAGTTTATCGATTTCTTGATCAATAACAAAAATTTCATGGAATAAATACTCCATGGCTTTTTGTTTAGTGCAGCACTGTCCTTGTTTTACGGGTGAGCCATCTGGATAGAATTGTGTACCATATCCGATAGAGTACACCTCATCTTCTGTTCGCGGATCAGTGTAAGCCTTTTCGTGATAGCCTTCGTATTTTTTAATAATACGAATAGCATTAGAAAATTCAGACATGTGTAAGACTAACTAATATAGTTAATCTTACACAGTTTTAATTACTATTTACCCTGCCCTCGGGTTTTTTTCCTTCCGTGATTAGGACGGGAATGTTTGCCTTGTCCTTGATTTGTTTTTTTAGGAGGCTTTGAAGAAAACTTAACGGTGCGTGAAGAACTCTTTGCCATTAATCGAGGGAAGCTTCACACATTATACTGAAAGCGATGTCTTTATCTCAATACTTACCATTTAACTTTATGTGACCAATAACGTGCTGAGAATTTATCTGGGTTTGCATCTTGTGCATTATGCCTTGCATAATAAGATTTTTTCCTTGCTTTGTCTTTAGCTGTTTTTGGATTTTTGCCAGCGCCTTTTACCCCTTGCTGACCGAACCGCACAATCTTTTCTTCACCGTCTTTGCAAGCTTTTACCACATGAGATTTTGTAGGATGACCTGGCGTAGTTCTAGGCTTGTTACAGGCCATTTTATCTTTGGCTAATTTAGCTGCTTTGGCTGCTTTTTTAGGTTTATCACTCATGAAAATAAAGACATAAAGTTATCAATAAACGGATCTCTTGTAGACGTGCTTTCTTTATTATCTTCGTCATCTAAGTCTAAATCAAACAAACCCTCAAAGCCTGTTTTCTGATCTTTTTCTTCATCCATAATTGAATAGCCGGATGAATACTTATCTAAAAAACTAAAAGGGCTTGGAGTGCTTTCATCATCTGCATAGTCATCAGACGCTAAACTTTCCGCAAAGCTTATTGCGCTCCAAGGGTTCTGCATTTTACTAACTAAGTCTAATTTAAATCCGCCTCCGTCTTCTTCTCCTCGAAGAATTTTAGAAAATAAATCCATTTCAGAGCGGTCAGCATCAGGAAAAAGTTCTTCATAAAAAGTATCTTCATCTCCTGCATATCCTGCATTTTTAAACATCTCATAAAATACAGATTTTGGCCCTTCCTCTTTTTCTTTTGTTCGGTTTAAATAATCTTGTAATTCTTTGTCAGTTGGAACAACAAGTTTGTCACTTAAAAGTGTATTTGTTTTTTGAGCTAAATCGTCAAGATCACGTTTTAATTCCCTGGTTTCCCAATTGTTTTGCATCTGCAAAACTTTTAATAAATCTGCTTTTAATTGTTCATTGTCCGGAGTTTCTTCATACCCCAAATGTTGAACGAGCCTGTCTCTTTCGTCTCCACCTATCTTAGAAAGAACTTCAGAAAGATAATTTTCTTCACCAGAAAGCTCTATTGGTTCTCCATTCTCATCTAATGTTACATAATCATTAAAAACGTCTTCACGAGGAATATAAAAAACACCTAGATTAGCCTGGGTGGGGTCATCTTTAACTTTTTCTAATTGCTCGATCTGAGCACGAATACTAGAAGCTGGTACGGTTCTTAAAAGTTCAATAAATTCATTTCTTACATCTCCTAAAAGAATTTCGTCAGCGTCTTCGAGTGTTTGATTTTCTTCTAAAAAGCCTAATGCTTTTAGGATTTGCTCATAAGCAGCTTCATTTAAAACGATAGAGTCTAAGTAATCATCAACATAGTCTTCTACTCTTTCAAAACGACCAAAAGGCAATGACCCCTGGTCCGTTAAAATTTTATTTAGTTCATTTTTTAACTCTGTTTCTAGATAATTTTTAATATCTACTTCTGTTGCTGCAAAAGATGTGCCCAAATAACCTCTTTTTTGTCCAATAGCTTGATAATGCAATTGTGCAAAAATTTCTGGGTTGTTTAAAGCTTCATATGGATTAATTCCAAATTGATAGGCAATATCACCCCAGCTAATGTTAGGTGTTTCTTCAGGTGTGTTTGCAAAACTTTCTTTAAAACTTTCATAGTCTTCTTGTATTTTTCTTGCTTGATCTTCAAGAATACTTTTGCTGTCCTCGTTTATTAAAGGGTATCCTTTATCAGTTGCTAAAGGATCCATATAAAATTCATAATTGAATTCTTTAGCTAATTCACCATAAGTTTTTAATTTTTCTGTGTAATCAATAAGTAAACTTGCTGTTTTTTCTCTTGCTAGCGTAAGCGTATCAATTTTTTGTAAAATGTTTTTATTTGCTTCATCTACTTCCATATAACTCATAAATTCATCCATACTTTCAGAATAATCAAAACGAGGTTCTAAAAATTCTTGAATAAAATTTTGTGCAAATTCATAATCAATAGCGGTGTCACCGATTATAAATTGTTCCAGGGTTAAAGGGTTTATATCTGTACCGAACACATTGTTTGTGTAGTTAATAGCTTCTCGAACACCTTTTTTTGCATCAGTGTTATCGATAATGTTGAACAATTCATTTGCTTTATCGCTTCCTAGTGTTTGATATATATCTTCTTCAAAAATTAAACTTGCTTGATAAATCTCTTCCGGAGTAAAACTATAGTCTTCAGTTTGGTCTTCAGGTACAACAAGATATCCCATATCAATTAAGAAGTCTGGGTTGTACATTTCATATCCTTTATCTAATAAATCAATTCGATATCCATATTCAGAACTGTTCAATATATCTTTTACATCGTTAATATCTAGTTCTCCGTTTCCCTCAATAGGATCTTTTTGAATTTTATCTAATAAGTCTTTTAATTTAATTTTTTTCCCGTCTGTTGTGTTTTTTAGTGAATTTTTAAAAGCTTCGCTAGCTGTATACAAATTATTTTCATCGTTAAAATCTCCATAAACATCTTCAGTAAATCCTGCAGCTTTTAAAATTTCTGGATTATATATAGTTTTAGGCCGATCATCAAAATCAATGTTTAAATTAAAAACATCGTTTATCCGGTCTTGCATTTCTTCTGGAGAAAAATTAGGAATTTTTCCATTCAGTGATGTTATTCCGAATATATTTTTTAAACGCTCTGCATTAAGATTTCCAAATTCAGCTTTTAAAAGGCTGTCTGCTGCCTCACTTACTTCTTTTAATGCAGATAAAGATTGTGTGTAATCTCCATAAGTTGCTACATCAAAGCCTAATGTTTCCAGGGCTTTAGGTGAATAGGTGACAGTGTTTCCAAAAGACTGATAAGCATTAATTTCATTTATTAGTTTTTCATAGTCTCCATTTTCAATATACAGAGGATCAATAAGGTTAATTATATTTTGGATATTAAAATCACCTTGTTCTTCAATAGATTCAATTAAATCTAAATTACCTCCTTGGTCCTTTAAATCTTTAAGAAGATTGTTCGTTGCTATTTCTAGATCTTTTTTGTCCTCAAATGAACCATAGCCTAAGTCACTTAATACATTAGGATCTATGTATTGATATGTAGGTTTCCCAAGCGTACCTAAATTACCTCCTTCAACTTTGTTAAAGAGTATTTGTAAATTTTCAATTGCATCCCTCGCAAGGCCACCGCTAAATCCATACTTTCTTTTGGTAAGATAATCAATTGTTTCTCCTGTAATAACGTCATGCAAAATATCTCCACTCATATTTCGACCAGAACCAAGTTTTCTAATTTCAGCGCTTAATGCACGACTGGAATTAACAATGGCTTGCTGAGTAGATGTGTCATATCCTAATTCGTTAAGAATGTTATTATTAAAAATTTTTTCTCCCCATTCAACTCCAAGCGCTTCCTTTTCGTCTCTTGATAATGATTTTGCAATATCTGGCCTGTTAACTTTTAGAAAAACGGGCAGTTGAAGGTTGTTTAACGCCTCAATTTCTTTAAACCTAAATTCGTCTTTTAGATTAAATGTAATTTCGTTAGAAGTTCCCGTGGTTATTTTTGCCGGTTCATAAAATTGACCTATTGCATTTGAAACTTGCGTATCTTTCGGTAGTTGAACATACCAATTGGCACTAGAATTATTGCCATAAGTAAGAGGTCCATATTCGCTAGAAGCTGGATCTATGGTCATTTTATAAAAAGACCAGTTTTGAACAGGGGCTTCATAAGTGCTAAATGTAAAGCTATTTACATTCGTTCCTTCAGGTTTATTACCTTTAAAAACTACTTGTAAAATTTTCTTTAAATTATCATCAATATTTGATTCACCAAACCAATTTTCTGCACCTTTGTAGGTAGAAGATGGTTGGGTAAGTTTATATGCGTTGTTGTTTAATTTATTTTTTAATGTTAAATGTAAAAATTTATTTTCTAAATTAGCTGCATCAAATTTTTGCTGTGATAAGCCAAGCTTATTTAAAAGTTGTTCGGGACTTGTTGTTCCAGTATGGGTCTTGGCGATGCCTCCCATGCCCATCTCAGTTAAATCCTGGTTTTCGTTTGTTTTTAAAAAAATACTTTTTAGGATTTCATCTTTTGTAGAGTTCGTTAATTTTTCATCAACAATTTCTTCAAAGGTTTTTTCTCCTAGCTCTTCAGAGATTAATTTTCCCTCAACAGAAAGTAATGCGATAGTCCTTAATGCTTTTTCTTCATTGCTCTCTGGAGAACCTTTTTGATAAAAAGCATCTTGTAAAATATCTTTTTCTTCTCTTTCTACATTGGATAACTCACTGTCATTTAAAACATCTCTGGGGCTTCCAAATAATGTAGATTTTTTATTTTGAAAATGATTGCCTACACTCTCTATTATTTTTCTTTGAAAAACAGACTGTTCATCCAAAAGGTAGCTGTCATCGGTTATTGCTTGATCAAGAAGCTCATTAAAAGAATATTGAGAGTCATAAGCATCATTAAAAGTTTCTCCAAACCATTTTTGCCAGTTATAAATAACATTGTTCTTACTTTGGCTAAAAGGTGAAAACTTTTCAAAATCTGTTTTTAATCTATCTTCTAACTCATCAAATGCACCTTGCAAGGGATTAAATCCGCCAATATTAAATCCTCCTACAATTTGCTCAGCAATATCTGCTCCAAAAGTTTGCAGTCCTTTAATTGTGCCAATACCACCGAGCATAGCCGTTGCTGCTTCTTTTTGGCTTTGCAGTTTCATTGCTTCAATTGTTTTTTGCAAAGAATCTCTTGTTAACGCTTCAAATTGTCCCAGGTACTTCCCTACTACATTTCCTACATTTTCAGCAACTATATTTTCAGCTGCAGAAACTGTAGTCTCTGCTTCGTCTGTTATTAACAAATCATCGATTACTTCTTCATCTACTCCACGGTTTATATAGTATTCTCTTGCATCAAAACCCGGATCAAGTTGGGTGTCTGTTTTAACAGAAATTAAATTACCTTCATTATCAAAAACTTCTTTAGTTTCATATTCAGGTAAAGCACTAATGTCAAAAAAACCTTTTGCAAGTTCTTGTTTCTGTCGAGTATCTAGTTTATTTCCTACCCCTCTGTAAAGCATTTGATTTTTATCTGCAACAGGCTCATTAACTCTTATATTGTAATAATCATTAGTAAGATTTCCATTGCTATCCGTAACTCTTGAAATGTAATGATCATTTGCAAAATTAGTTGCGGCTGACGATTGCATTCGGTCTGCACCACCGGCATAGTCTTCTATACTGTCTGCGTATCGAGCAATTTTATATAAATCTTTTACGTTTGCACTAAATGTTTTTACATTTCCATTTGCATCTAAAACTGGATTCCCTTCTTCATCTTTTTCTAGTTCCCTTCCTAACATTGCAAGACCTTCTCTTGTAGCCTCCTCTGAATTCCTAAAATAGTAATCTGTATTAAAACTACCAACCGGAGGTTGCAAAAACCCTTTATTTTTTCTTTCTTTTATGTAAGCTTGTACCTCTTCGTCTTGTGGAATATGGTTGTAAATGTGATACTGTTCAATATTATCTTCTGCAATGTTTAAAACTTTATCTGCTAATTCTTTTCCTAAACCAGCAAGCTTACCTTCTGGATATCTTTCGGTTTTTAGCACTAGATTATCTAGTTCTTCAATTAACTTTTTATAGTTATCTTGACCAGGCTTTATACTTGAATTTTTACCGGTATATACACTATAAAATTTCTCCATCGAAGATAGTGCATTCTTTAACTCTGTAACTTTTTCATTGACTTTTTCGTAATCCGGATATTGCCCGTTGTCGTGTCCAACATAACTTACAAAAAACCCATCAAGTACTCCTTTTACTTTGTCAGACTCACTTGGCGCAACCATATTTCCTATCTGGTCAGCCTTAATTAAACCTGTATCCTTATACGACCCCCAGCCTTCAAAAGGATTTTTAAAATTTTCGTCAAAAGTTCTAGAGTTAGGGTCTTCAGCAGTGGGTTGTCTTACTTGGAGTGTGGGAATACCTGCTGCAAACTTTTCCTTCTGTGTTTTTATTAAGTCGTCCAGTTGTTTTATAGATTCGGTTGCGTCGCAAGTTCCATCCTTTTTTAAGTAACACGCTATGTTAATGACACCACTGTATCTGGTCTGGAGCGCCGAAACATTTGGATTGTCATCTTTTCTGAGGTAACCCATTATGCTGCTCCTTTTGTATAACTAAATATATCAATAATTTCTTGATTCATCCAATCTTGTAGGCGTTCTAATTTTTCTTCTTCGTAAAAATCTTGTATCATGTACCAAGCTTCCATATCAGTGCTTGCTTTATTAGAGTTACAGCGTTGGCAGGCCGGTACTAGGTTATTTCTACTAGAAGAACCGGATTTAAATCTTGGAATAATGTGATCCAAAGATGTAGCAGTTGCTCCGCAATAACCACATAAACCATCCCAAGCGTCATAAATAGATTGTCGATAACGTTTCTTCGCTAATTTCGGAGTTAATTCAATGAGGAGGGAAAGGGGATCCTGCTCACAATTGAACATACTCTTTGATTGCCGTTATCTCATTTTAAATGAACTAAATATTAAATCACGCTTTACCCAACTTCACAGAAACCCGAAAAAATTCTATACCGACTTGAAAAAGCTATTTCTCTCGATACTTTAAAAGAGTCCAGAAAGAGCCTTATGACTGCTCGCAAACCAGGTGGCTGGCATTATGTCGCCCAAGCTGCCGAACAACTTGGCATCGAAAAGGAAACTCTCTTGAAATACAGAGACGACGGTACCTTAAAGCTGGGACCGCATTTCGCTTCCTTTGATGGTATCACGTATTCTCGTGATAGCTATCTATGGTGCGTGCCACGGATCAAACGAGACTTAAACGTTTTACACGAGGAGTTTGCCGCTGCTTAGTGTACAACGGGCATTTTTTGCGGGTGTTGTAGGCCAACAAAAGATCAGTAATGTTCATGCTGATTTGTTGTAGTGCCATCATCCTATACAAATTCACACAGGTCTTTTCCCATGAGCCTAGAAAATTTCTGGGCTCTTTTGATTGGAGTTCAAACAAAATAACCCACTGTGGATGTAGTGGGTGTAATGGTTTTTTTCTGTTTTTAATTTGGATGGACTGCCCTACCCATTGAAAATCTTTTAAATGGTCTGGTTTGATCCCATAAGTAGCGATCATACCAAAAAGCCAAGCGACTTCGTGGTTTTCTTTACTCAGACGAAAAAACTCGTCGAGGATCTGCTGGTCAACCGGTTTGGTGGAATCCATAATACATGAGCCAGTAACTGCAGGTTAAGCAAAAAATCTGACAAAGGCAGCGTCTAATAGGAATTCCCTATAGGAATTCCCTATGAAACGTTGCATCTGTAATATAAGTATAAACTCTTAACACTTTGTATTATTCTGGAGTAATACCACTGGCAAATGCATTCCAGGCTAGACCAATAGCTTCGATTGTTGAAATTTCTCCTGTCGTGTAGGGTAAGTTCACAACATCACCCGGGTGATAAACCGTCGGTGTTCCCGATGCTTTGATTGGACTAAACCCATATTTTCTAATGGAAATCTGCTCTTCTGATAATACAAATGTACCGTCAACAATTTCGTTAAAGTCAGCCATTATGTTCCAGGGGATTCATTCTTTGCTGGTTCATATGGCTTGCCGTTTTTATCGTACATAGTAAAACCTGACATCAAAACAAATGTAGATGGCACATTAAACAGTTTTTGCATCATTGGCATCATCATCGGTGCCTGGCAGTTGTAAGGAGGCACGTCCATCCGCGATAACCCTTGTCTTGATAACTTATATGCTGCTTCTTCGTTATCTTTGTTCTGTTTATCTACTAAATCCTTTTCCCATTGTGTTATGCTACCGGTCTCAACAGGGTAATCGGAAGGCTCCGGAGGAAAAACCTTTTCCATGAATTTCATTGCATAAATATGTTTGCAGTATCTTAATTCATCAAGTAACGGTGTCCAGAAATCACCTAATGATTCTAATGTATAAGAGCCATCAGGATTTTGTTTCGTACTATAGTCTTCATAATTAGGAGGTCCTTCTGCTACACCGCCTTGAAGAGAAGGTAAAGGAGTATTCCTTGTATATGTTTTACCAAAATCTCTAAACACGCCGGGATTATCTCTAAGTGCTTTTGAATCAATAGATGAATTAGGCGTTACAGTTGGAGGAATATTATATTCAGGACTTGGCGCAATAACTTCCATTCCTCTATTAACAGTTGCGCTAGTCATTGCATTGTTATTTACTTTTCCGCTTAACGTCATAATTTCTTTTCGACCAGGCTTGATAACAGCTGGTCTGGTTCTAGGGAATACCTTTTGATTTCCTTTGCCAAGATTCATCATGTAAGAATAATCTCTACGTGTAAAATCTTGACAAGAACAACAGTATCTTGTTCCTGTGATTAAATAGCGTCCTACATGAAAATCGTCGACTGCTGGAGTTCTAAATACAGCGTCAGGAGTAGATTCAACAGACCCTTGTTTTTGTAAAGTCAAAACTCCGTTAATTTCATCTGTAGAAACAAGAACTGCTTGTAAGTAACCGTAGCGTTTTTGAGTTGTAGGATCAATTGTGTCTGATGTAATTACATCACCGCCTACTGTAATAACACGATCTTCTAAAATTTCTCCATTAATAGGATATTGTTTAGGAATAATTTCCTTGCCTCCAATAATTACTGGAGGAATAAATAAAGGAGGAGGTAAAGGATTCTGTGCATTCCAGCCACCTTCTAAAGATATATACCAATAATTTTCATCTTCTGTAACTGATTTAATTGCAGCAGGGATTCCTCCTGCTCCTCTTAAATTATCAAACCTTAGACTTCCAGCAACTCGAACGCCAGACCAGTGCATTCCAAATTCTTTATTTTTTGTAGGAAAACCTTGGAAGATGCCAGGAATTTGAGGTGGATTAACACCAGGAGGGAGAACTGTACCAGGGGGTAAAGGTACTGTGTAATTAAAGGGGTAGCTATAAACTTCGCCAACAGTTGAATTGGCATATATCTCATAGCCTCTCCTCCATCTGGACCAGGCTGCTTCTCTATTTGAAGAGTAGATAGAATCAGGAACAGAGCCTTTTGAAAATTCAGTTCTGATTGGTTGGACTCCTTTGGTTTGGAATTTTTTTAATTCACTAAAATTACCAAAAGAGCTTCCACTCTTTTTAGCCATTAGAAGAATCCGCCTTGAGCAGTTACGTGAGCACCATTTGTGTATCCAGAAATATTGGGGCCATCAGGAAACACGCCAACGTAAATACGATCACCTTTTTCTAAATAAATTCCTTTATTACGCAAAGGGGCTTTATTTTCTAAGCCGTTTGTATTGCCAACATGTACAGCTGGAACTGCCACTTCAGGCATGATGTCGCTACAGTCGACGGTATTTGTACCAGCTGGAACTGTCTTGGAAAATAAAACTTTGTAGTCGCCAGATGCCGGAATTGGTGTAGTAGTGCCGCGAGTGGCATAAAAAACAAAAGTTACTGCTTTGCGGTTATCATATTCAACTCCTTCATAGTTAAATCCAGAGGCAGCAGTATATGTAAAACTGCCTAACGTACCCGTTAAGGTTGAACCTGTGTAAGTATAATAACCGTAACCAGAGCTGGTACCGGTTCCAATCCAAGTTGAATCGGAAACAAGAATAACTTCACCACTAGTTAACGAAACAACGCTGCCAGTAGTTGCCGAAGTTAAAGATTGATCTGGGGCGCGATAGAAATCATCACGAGTAATCTGAATTGCATCTACGATTCCGCCGTTATTGGTATCGTCCGTTAATTCAGCATCCATGTCAACAAGGATGGCCGGTGCTTGACCACCTTGAACAAACACAGTATTATTAGCTTGACTTCCTGCAGTTTGAGTTGTAACTCGTACAGAATCAAATAGAGGCCTATCAACAAGTAAAGGCTGCTTATTGGTTGAGGTAGATGCCACGTCTTTTACAATACTTTTAAGTTAATTATATTTTAGCCCATCATTCCCATTCCACCCATTCCAGAAATTAATTTAAGGAAGCCAGGGTTGTCATTAAAGATACGATTTTCTACTGAACGAGAAGGATCTATATTGTTTAAAAGATTTTCAAATGCTTGTGGTCCAGGTGCTAAATCAGCTTTTGTGTCTATGTTAATAGGAAACTGTTTTTGAGGTTTTTCGACTGGACTACCATAAACGGAGTAAATGTCTCCCGGTAAATAACCTTCATTCAATGAACCTCGAGCGCTTTGCTCAACAGGTGTCATATAGTCTAAATAACGTCTTGATCCACCTAACTTCATGGCAATAATCCTCTCAATGCGGTACGGGGTAATGCGTAGTTAATTCCTGCGTTAATCGAAGACATAGGGTTTATAGGAGTTCCAGATAGTACAGAACCAAGAATACTGGCTTTAATGGCATCAACCACTTCACCAGCAAACTGGTTTCCTTTTTGTACTGATTGTCTAAGTCTTGGTGCACCTATTTGTCTGTAATCTTCTGGATCTATTAACGGAGCTTGATAAGCATAACGTGCATAATTATCTAAATACTCTTGCCTTTTTCTTGCTGCTTCAAACTGTTCAGCTGCAGAAGCTGTTGTTGGTGCTAGAGGAGGTGGTCCGGTTAAAGGTTCTGCTCCACCAAAAGCAGCTTGGATAGCAGATAACTTCTTGACTGATTGATCAGAATAGAAACTATTTCCAGAAGTAGTAGGGAAAGAAGCCCATTCAGGAGCTAAAGCATTTGATATTTCTGGTGTAATACCAGCTTTATTTAAAGCAGATAAACCACCTAAATGAAGTAAACGTTGACGAGCCAAATATAAAGCTGCAACATCTTGTTGTTCAGGGCCAAATTGTTTGTTCTTAGG